TTTAAATTTAGTAATCAAAAATATTAATTTAATTTTATAATAAAGATATTAATTTAATGTTATTCAATTAAAATTTACTAATAAAAAATATTATTTAATATTATTCAATTTAAATTTAGTAATTAAAATATTAATTTAAATTTAGTAACTAAAATATTAATTAATAAAATATAATATTATTTAATTTAATTTTGTAATAAAAAATATTAATTTAATTCTATTAAAATTTACTAATAAAAAATATTAATTTAATTTTGTAATTAAAATATTCAATTTAAATTTAGTAATCATAAATATTAATTTAAATTTAGTAATGAAAAATATTAATTTAATTTTGTAATTAAAATATTCAATTTAAATTTAGTAATTAAAATATTTAATTTAAATTAAGTAATTAAAATATTCAATTTAAATTTAGTAATTAAAATATTTCTATTTAAATTTAATAAAAAATATTAATTAAATATTTTCAGTTGGTAATAATTCAAAATATAATTCTTTGGTTAGTTTAGGTTGAATATATTTTATAGCATTATCAATTCTTATTTTATCTAAATATTTATTAGCATTTTTTTTTAAAAAGTCAATTTGTAAAATAATACTATTATTAACTTCAACTTTCATAATTTCACGCCATATAGTTCTTCTTATATCTTCATTAGGTTTTATTTTTGTAATATTACATTTAATTAATGTTTTATAAGTTATTTTTTCAAAATAAATATTCATATCATAAAATTTTTTTAATATTTCATCATCATTTAAATTATTAAAATATTTATAATATTGTTTAAATATTTCATAATCCATTACATTTTCAATATTATTAGTATAACCTGGTATACAATTTAAAAATTCATATTCTTCTACTTTTGCTGTTCCACGAACTTTAGAATTATAAAAAAATAATTTATTTTCTATATCTACGTGATTATAACTTTTTAAATTATATTTCCCATTATTATCTTGTTTTACAAATAAACGTAATTCTGTTGAATATGGAGGTGGATATAATTGTAAATATAATATTCCATCTAAATATAAAGTATTATCTGATATTAAATCTGGATTATTTATGTATTTTTTATTAAATTTTAAATCATTTAATGATTTTGGAATAAAATTATTTTCTAAATCATAAGGTAACCTAAATTTTAAATACATAAATATTGCATTCATTTCCATACCCCAATTTGCTTGATTAATCATATCTGACATTATTTGTTCTTCTGTTGGCTCTACACGTATATCAGATATTAAAATTATTTTTTTATTATTAATATTATTTTTTTTCACATGTTCAACTGTTTCATCTAAAAAAAATTGATTAAATTTTTTAACATTATCACCTTTAACATTATTATTAAATTTATTAGGATCATATAATAGCCATGATAATTCAGGAAACATTTTAAATAAAATAGGTAAATGTGTACCATCAGCTGCACCTATATAAACAACAATATAATCAGATAATTTTTTAATATTTAAAGTTTTACAAATTTTTGTAAATAATTGTATTTCAGATAATAATAACTTTTTTTGACCCCAATGACATAATGGAGGATAATCTTTAAATTCATTTATATATTGAGATGAGTTTTTTAATTCATCAACTTCTTCTGGTGGTTTATTAAAATATTCAATATAACTAGTATTATTAATATTATGATATCCCCCAATTTGTTTTTTAGGTTTTTTTAATAAAGTATATAAAATTTTCCAATATTTTAGTATAAATTTAGTAAAACTTTTTTTATTTTTTGATAATGGATTATAATTAATATAAATAAAAATTCCATATCTATGCATTGTAGATGTATTATATTTATGATATTTAAATAATTTAAATTCTTTTTCTAAAACTTTAAAATTAGAATCATTATTATAAGGTATTCTTAAATATTTAATAAGTGATCCACCTGTATTTAAATATTTTTGACATAAATATAATGATAATGAATTTAATTTATATTGATAATTAAAATAACTATTTCTACCATTATCAACTATTATTGTATCAAATTTATTAGTTTTTAAAATTAAATCAATTGTACTATTAAATATTATAGTTCCTATAAAATATATTTTAATATGTTTTTTATTATTTTTTAATTTTATAAATGATTTAATATTTATACAACTTGTAACAATTAATGTTATATTATAATTTTTATAATATAATAATATCATATCGGCAAAATTAATATTATGTGTTATTATTAATATATTATTATTTACATATAATATAAATTCACCTGTTATTAATATGGTATCTAAATTTATTAAACTTGAAACATTATATATTATTTCATTATTATTTAATAATTTTACATAATCATTTGCATAATCTCTAAATAATTCTGATATTTGTGTACATGAATTTTTATTAAATAATTTATCTAGTTCATAATTAAATATTATATCTTTTTTACATTGATATGAAAGTATATCTAATATTTTTTTCCCATAAAATTGTATTTTCTCAAATAAATTTACTTTATTTTTCCCACCTTTTTGTTTTAAATAATTTTCTAATGTTAATTCTTCCGGATTTATTATACTTAAATCTTTATTATATAAACTTTTTACTTTTAATGCTTTCATTTTATCTCTCATAAAAGTACAATTATTATATAAACAAGTCATTTTTTTATATTCTTCTTTATCCAAATTAGTCATACTATTATAGGTTATACAATATAAAGGAATATAAGAAATAAATTTATCTGGTTTATTATCAAATTTGAAATGACATTTAATTATAACATATGTTTTATTAAATACATTAAATAGTAATTTTTGTATATTATATTGATTACATAACTTAATTTTTGTAATTAAACTATTTTTTTTTAATTCATAATATAATTCTTTTAAAGTTTTTTTTTTTGATGTTAATATATGAATTTTATTATCAATTGATAATTTAATATATTCATTTTGTAATAATTCATATGTTTCTTCATCATACCATGCTTCCACACAATTTTCATTACTTTTTTTATTAATTTCTTTTTCATGTATTATATTACATTTTTCATAAATATTTTTTTCATCTATATTTATACTCTCTTCAGATAATAAATATAATTCACATTCATCATTTAAATATGAACACATTATTTGTTTTATTTCATTATATAAAACTCTATGTGTATCTGTATAATTTCCACCCCATTTAATTAAATTAGTTCTAAAATTAACAATAATAAAATGATTATGTTTAAAAACAAACATAATATAATATGGTTTAATACTATTATGTGGTTTATTAAATTTAAAATCATATAATTCAGGACAATTAGGATCTATAAAAGAATTAATAGATGAATCAAATTCATATCTAATAATAAAAAATCCAACAAAAATATATTTATTATCATTTATAATATCAAATAAATTAATATGAAATATAATATTTGGATTTTTATCTAATATAAAATGAACTGGAAATAATGAATTAGAATTTTTATTAATACAATTAATTGATATAATATTTAATAATAAATCCCATGATAATGAACCTAAATTTTCTTTATCTATAAATGGTTTAATTAATAATTTATTATTTCCACTATATTCATTTAATATTTGCATTGAACCTAATAATAATTGTTTATCATTATTAGGTATTATAATATCTTGTAAATAAATTTTATTATTATTATTTATAGAATTTATAGTTGGAACATTAGAAATATTTAAACATGTTCGTTGTTCTTGTAATTTTAATTGTTCTATATGATTATTAGATAAAGAATTTAATAATATAGTATTATTAAGAATATCTTTAGATTTTTCAGCATATAAATTTAACATATTTTCAGCAAACTCATGATTATATCCACGATTACTACTTCTATGAAGAATATTTAATTTCATCCATGGTATATCATATGGGTAAGGTTCAGATTCATTAATATCATAAGATAAATTAATCATTTTTTGAACTTGTAAAATATCAGTATTAGATATATCATCATATGGTTGAAATTCAAATGATTTAATTTTACCTGAATCAATATCTAATTGTTTTGATTTTATAAAATCAATAATAAGTGATCCAATATTTAAATTATGAATATATTTACTTTCTTTAGTTCCAGCACGTGGATGATTTGGTAATTTATATTTACGATAATTTGGTTCATTTTCCTTCCAACCAAAAAAACCATAATATTGCATGGGATTTTCATAATTCATTTAATTTTATATTATTATATATTATATATGAATTTTTATGAAAATAAATATTTAAAATATAAATATAAGTATTTACATTTACGTGGCGGGGTAAATGAATTAAGTACAGATACATTTAATGCATTACTATCATTAAATAATCCTGTTTCATCTAGTGATATTGATTTATATTTGTCTATTCAAACAAAAAAACAAGAACAAAGTAAAATATGGGAACAACAAAATAAAATATGGGAACAACAAAAAACTGAGGCTATTAAACAAAGGGAAGATTATAAACAAAAACAATATAGACCACCATTTAAAAGAAATATAGAAGATTTTATAAAATATATGGGAATACCAGGATGGGGTAAAACAAACGAAAAAAAAATAACATTACCATCAAATGATATAAATATAGATAAAAAAACAATAGGACGATATATATGGGATGTAGATGAAAAAATAATGGAACATTTAAAAAAATATTCACAAGGTGACCAATATTATTATGAAGATGGAAATAAAATACCAAGTTTAAAATTTATGGGAATAGAAGGATTACATGAAGATATAAAAAGTGAAGTTCAAGAATTAATAAAATTAAGTTATCCAACTACTAGTAATGAACCAATATATCCTGAAGAATATCCATATAATAGATTAAATTTATTACAAAAAAACTTATCAAAAGGTTATTATTATGATTATTCAAGAGAAATAGTAAATGCTAATAGTGAAGCATCATTAGAATTATTTAAAAAAATAAAAACAGTAAAATCAGTAGATTTAGTAAAAAAATTAAATGCATTAAATATAAATTCACAAAGAACATGTGATAATGCACATAAAGTACAAGGAAATACAATATTATCAAAACCCTATGAACCAGTATTATTTGAAGATTTATTAATAGGAAAAGATGAAAGTGATGAAGAACTAACGGGGAAAGATAATAAACAATTAATATATACATCAACGCCATATATTAGTAAATATTTTAATAATAGTAAAATAATAGTATCACCATTTTTACAACCATATTTAAGTATGGGTGTATTATCATATAATAGTAAAACAAATAAGGCTATAACACAATGTATATTTACACATTCTACATTAGTATTTCCATTACGTTTAATATTATATTTAAGTTTAGTATCAATAACATATATAAATTTATTTGAAAATATAAAAAATAATATTTATAATTATGTTGGGTTTTTTTTAGTAAGATTATTAAATGAAACAGAAAATAAAATAATAAATGAAAAATGTAAATTACATTATGATAATTATGATACAGTTTTTCCAGAGAGTAGAGAAAATTATTGGGTTTTTTTTGTATTTCAAAAAAATAAAATAACACTATCAAAACATTCACAATATGAATTTGTGAATTATAGATGTAATATAGTAGATCGTGGGACAATAAATGAACAAAAGAAAGTAATATATAATGAAATACAACAATTAATATGTATGTATGCGAATGAACAATTACATTTTTACATATTACTATTAATAAATAAAAAAATGGTAAATAAAACAACAACAGATAGTTGTAAAACTTTTTTTCAACAATATAGAGAATTTAATCAAACACCATTACAAAATGATAATAAAATAAATGATAATAAAATACCACCAGAACTATGTTTAATATCAAATTTACATCATACATTTATAAAATTATTAAATCAATATTTTATATTACCATATACAGTTTATAATTATGATCAAAAGTTTTCAGATCCAAACTATAAACATAATGAACAACATATATTTATATGTAAAAAACAAACAATATTAGAATTATATAATAATATAATATTATTTAAAAAATCGCAAATAGATTTATTATATTCATATATAGTATATTTATTAAGTTTTAGTCGTATATCATTTGATGATATAGATGAAATATTAGTATTAAATAAAGATATTAAACATTATAATGAAATATTAAAATATTATAATATATATATAGAGTTATTAAATATAAAAATAAATTTAATTATACATTCAACAAACGGATTTCCATACGATTATATAGAAATTAAAAGTAAAGAATTAACTTATGGATTATTTCCATGTTATTTTGATTGGAGTTCAAATAATGAATTATATGATGATATTGAAGATAAATTAGAAATTGAAAGACATAGATTATATAAAATAATAAATGATACAAATAAAGAATCTATTAAATTATTAATATCTAAATTATATATAAAAGAAAGATTATGTATTAAATGTGGAGAAATGAGTTCTGAAAAGAAGAGTGTATTTAAAGTGAGTACATGTATAGATAAAACATGTATACAATTTTTAAATGATACATATCGTGATAAATATGCATATAAGATGTTTATGGACGAGACTTTACAAACAGAAGATAATATAGAAACATTAAATATAGATGAAAAATTAATATAATATAATATTATTTTCATATTATTAATAATGAAATTAATAAATAAAATAAATAAAAAAATAAATCTGTATAGTGATATAAAAAAAAAATATGATTTTAATAATACAGATATTTATCCATATAATATAAACAGAAAAAATAAATCTGGAATATATAAAATATATAATTTTAATTTTAATAATTTAATAAGTTTAGAGACATATAATGAAGACCAACAATTAAATGGATTATTATTACATTATATAAATGTAGATAATGATATATTAATATTAACAAAAGATTTAGTATTTTTGAAGTTAATACTAAAAAATATAAAAACAAATAATACAATATATATATTATTATTTTATCCATATGGATTAATAGATAAGATAATATTATTAAAAAAAAAATATAATAATATCAAGATATATATATATTATAAAGTGAGTAAATATAATATATTAACAGTATTAGAAAGTTTAAATATATTATTAAAAAACAAAAAATTTTCATCAATATTATGTAATTTATATATAATAGAGTCTAATTTTATGTTTTCATTATTAATATTTAATAAATATTTATTAGATAATGGGTGTTATATTAATTTATATAGATTACCAACGAAAATGAGTACAAAATTAACATATTATTTATATAAATTATATAATTGTTTTTATAATAAATATATATATAATGAATATTATCAAAATAATTTTTTTAAATATAATAGTTATGCATTATGTTTATATATATTTAATAATATAAAAAAAAAATTAAGTGAAAAAGTAATAAAAGAATTAATAAATGATATTAATAATAAAATATTAATAGATCAAATAGAAACTAATATAAAATTATCAAAACAATTTTTAGAATATATATATATAAAATGGAGTGGATTATATATAGCAGAAAAAAATAATTATAATCGTATTATAAATAAAAATATTATTAAAAAAACTAATTTTATAGATAATGAAAATTTGATAACAGATAATTTAGTTTATATAAATGATATAAAAATAATTAGTAAATTAGATTTAAATTATAATTTAAATGAAATAAATAATTATAATTTATATTGTAACTTTTATGAAAAAAGGATATTATTATTATATATATTAGTATTAACTTTAATAAAAAAGAAAGTAAATTTAGATGAATATATAATAGTAATAAATAAATTTATAATAACAAATTTATATAAAATATTAATAAAATTATTTCCAAATATAAAGTTATATATATTTGATAAGGAATTAGAAATAAGTTTAAATAATAATATAAATTTATATAATGAATATTTTAATAATGATAAAAACTATTATTTTTTAAATAATAAGAAAATAATATATATATCAAATTATGAAAATAATTTAATATCAAAAATAGATAATATGAAATATGAAACAAATATAGGTATAAAATTAAATGCGGATTTTATTATAACAAATTTTTATATATTTGAAAATGAGAATAATTTACCAAATACTATTAGTGAAATAAATATTGATAATAGATATATTAGTAATATTGATTTAATAAATAATAATTCAAATAGTTTTATATTTTTAAAGGGTGATTTAATAATTCATTCTTTTACAAATGATTTAACAATTAGTATTTTAATAGAAAGGAAAAATAATAAATATAATTTAGATATTTATAATATTAATGATAATAGAGAGAAATATTATAATTATTTATTATATTATAAATATTATTTTTGTACTAGATGTATTAATAAATATTTAGAATATTTACCTGGTTATGAATTATTAAAATTAGAATATTATTATTTATGGAATATATTTTTAAATTATTATAAAACTTTTTATAATATTGAGGATGAAGTTAAAATATTTAATTATATTTTTGAGTTTTTTTTTAATTGTCAAAAAATTACTAATATTAAAATATTAAATTGTAAATATAATACTTTAACTTTTGAATTAAAAAATACTAATAAAGAAACTGATTATAATAAATATATCAAATTATTATATTGGAAAAATATTTATAAAGTATATCTTTCTAGTTATTCACAAGTTCAAAAAGAATTTATTATATTAAATAAAGAAAATATATTAAATAATGAACAAATAAAACAAGCTATTAAATATTTAGATGAATTTATAAATACAGAGAAAACATATTATAAATTATTATTATAATTTATTTTCATAATATTACATAATTTATTAGAAATACTATTAATATATATATAATATGTAGGAAATGATGCTTTTAATTCTTTATTTTCAATATAATCAAAAACAATAGATTTATTTTTTTTTAAATTACAAAAACTATTAACATATTTAAATTTAATTTTATTAAACCATGGTAATATTATATCATCCCATTGTGGAATAAATAAAAAAATTTGTACAGGATTATAAGCAATTTTTTGTTCAATTAATTGTAATGTTTTAATAATAATACTATCAATAAAAGGAGGATTAATAATATATGCTTCATAATTTATATTTAAGAAATTTTTAAAAAAGTTACCTTTAGAATTATAATATTTATCAATATCATATAAAATAGAAAAATAGTCTTTTAAATTATTATTAAAAGGAGAAGCAAAACATTCTAAAGAATTTTTAAAATGTCCTTCAATAAATTTATAAAATTTAGGATGTAAACCCCAGAATTGTCCAGTATCATAGCCTAAGATGATATAAAATAATAGTAAATATTTTTCAACTTTATATTTATTATTTTTAATTTTAAGATATGCGAACCGTGGTAAAATTTTAATAATATTAATATTTTTATTATTATTATAATTTAATAAAAAAGATATTTTATATTTATTATTTTCTTGATTAATATTATATATAATTTTATTAATTTTAATTTTTTTTTTTAAATTAATATTTTTTAATAAAAATAAATTTTTATCATTAATAACTTTATTCATATAATTTATAACATCTGTTAAATTTTCATTATTTAATAGTTTTAAAAAAAATTCTGATATTAATTTATTAACATTATAATTATTATAATTTTCTAGTCCAATATGATCTAAAAATATTATATATAATTTTATAATATATATATTTTTTTTAACATAATTTAATATTTTCATTATACATTAAATTATAATTTATTTTTAATAATTATATTTATTATAATTCCTAAAATATATATTATAAAAAAATGTTTATTAAAATCTTTCAAAATATAAACTATTATAAATATATTAATATATTTATTATTTAATAATGCAAATAAAAAAAATATTATTAACCATAAATTTATATTAATATTAAATAACTTTAATAATGTTATATTAAATACATATGAATAAGGTATATTATTTTGATCATATATATTATTTAAATAATAATTAAATATTCTAGGAAATCCTAACATATTACAATTATTTGAATCTTCATTTTTTTGATAAATTATTTTTTCTTTTGTACCATATATATTTAATTTATTATTATTAAAAGCAATTGTAAAATCAATATGATAATTTAATTTTTTAATAATATTTAATATTTTTTTACATCCATTATAACTAATAATATATCCATAAGTACCTAATGCATATTCTGGTTTATATATAGTATTATATTGATGATTATTAATAGTATTATTTTTAAATATATTAAAAATTTTAAAGAGATTATTATAATCATAATATGATTTAATATTAGATAATCCAAAAGAACCTAAATATAATATATCATAATTATTTGGTAATTCAGTTAAAGCATCATTTAAAATTTGATGAAAATTATCAGTAAAATAAATATCATCTTCTAAAATTAAAGTATTACTATAATTATTTTTAATAATATTTTCATAAATTTTTATATGACTAATACCACAACCAATAATACTATTAGAACAAAAATATTTACAAAATTTAGTAATATATTTATTTTTTTCTTTAGTTGTTAATAAATTTCCATCATATGCTTTAAACCTTTCAAATTTAATATTAAATTTATCACATTCACTTTTTACTTTATTAAATCTTATAATATCTTTATCCATATTAACAATAAACGTTTTATTAATAAAATTATTCATTATAAATATATTGAAAAAAAATAATTAATTATTTTATTATCTATATATTATTATATGACTGATAATAAAATAGCGGGTTTTTTATTTGAAGATAATAAAGAAGCGATACATTATAGATCTCAAGTTATTAAAAATCAAGTAAATATAGCAGAGAATCAACAAAATTTATTAGAGAAAATTTTTTTTTCTGATGAAAATATTGAATTAATAAATAAATTATTAATTTTAACAATATTTAAAAAATCAGATGGTGAAATTAAAATTGCACCACAATCAAAAGAACAATTAATAATTGTTATGAGATATATTTTTATAGAAAATGCTAAACATTTACCATATAATATTAAAAATCAAATATTAGAATTAAATTATATAGTTGTTAATGATATTATTCCTAATATTATAACAAATATAACACAAAAAATTAAATATTTAGATAAATTAAATAAACCAAGAGATTTATTACCATTACCAATAAATGTTAATAAAAATAATAAAAATTTACCATCAAGATATTAATATATTAAATATTGATCTTCTTCAACCTTTTGAGTATTATCTAATTGATATATAAAAATTAATCCTTGTTGTTCACATATTTCCATAGCTTCTGCTTGTCCTTGAGGATAATTAAGAGAATTAATGGGACTTAAATTGACAGTATTATAGCTATTTCTTTTATTTAATTTATGAGGATTATAAATGAAAAATTCAGGAGAATGTATATTTTTGCTAGAATCAACAGGATTTATTAATATTGTAGAAGAACCAGTAACAACAACTTCATTAGTTTGTAATTCAGTTTCTTCAGCTACAATAACAGAACGTAAATTAAATGTATCTTTACGTAAATTTAATGTTGTATTAAATGAAATGGGTGTATTATTTAAACGTTCAAATCCACTAATAGCCAGTGGTAAATTTGGTAAATTAATACCACGAGTAGTATTTAATTTAATCATATTTGCACGTCTATCAATGGAGAAAACTAAAATATCTTGAGAATAAATAATATTTGTATGACGTTGAACTAATACACCATTTTCATATATAATTTGTTGATTTTTAAGTAAATCTTCAAGATTATATTGTTGATCATCCATTAATTGAGGTGGTATACGTAAATTAATCATAGATATATATGAAACTTGGGGTATAATTTTATGTGCATATGGATTAGAACTTAAACCTATAATTGGTATAGTAGTTACTATTGTTGGTCGTAAAACAAAAATATTAAATAATCTTTTAATTATAACATTATCAAAACGACCATAAATAAAATCAGGTGTATCATATTTATTTAATTTACATAAATCTAATAATGGTATTATTTCAATAAATGATGGATCAAAATAATAACCATTTCTTAAATGTAATATATTATGCCATAAATGTTGTTGCACTTTACATCTATTATATAAATCTAATATTATTGATGAATGATCGCATTCTATATATGATGGATCTTTTGTTAATTTATCAAATAATAATAAATCTGCACGTGTTGTAAATGATTCTTCTTTATATCTTTGTTCTAAAATACGTGCTAAATTTGAATGTACAAATACTTGTTCAAATAAATTAAATTTAGGTGCAAACATTGCAACTAAAACAGGATGTATATGATAATTTGGATTTTGATTTGATGAACGATTTAAATTTTCAGTTATAAAAATATTATCAAGATCATTATATTGTATACTTTGTAATATTACTTGTGAATGCATCATTTCATTAGCACCTTTTAATTTAAATATATCTTGTAATATTTTATAATCTTCTTGATTTAATTTATATTTTTTATTATGTGTACTAAGTTCAATATTAATTGAACCAAACATTTTTTTAATTTGATTATCAGGTAATATCATAGATGTAGATTTACCTGCCATCTCTTTTTCAAATATTCTTTGAAACTCTGAAAATTCTTCATTAGTTAAATTATATTTATCTTTAAATTTTCGTGCTTTTTCTAATAAAACATGATATGGATATACAGTACTATCATATTTAGTTTTAATTAAAAATGCAAATTTTTTAGCTTTTTTATTAATTTTATTATATCTTTCTAAAAATACTTTTTGTATTTTATCAACAATTTCAACATCATTATATTTATTTTTTAATTGTTCTATATCTTTTGGTTCAAAACCATTTTTTTTTTTAAATAAATTATTTACTTCCATTTCTATAATATTATTATCTTTTTTTTGATTTTCCATAATTATTATATATATAATATTTAGAAAATATTTTTATATTTATTATTTTTAAATATTTTTAATTTAAACATTTAAAAACTTTAATCATTTAAAGATTAAATTAAAAGTAAAATTAATAATGAATACAAATTTTTTAAATAAAAATTTATGGTTAAATAAGTATAAATTAATAAATTTAAATGATATTATAGGACATAAAAATCAAATAGAACAATTTAAAAAATGGATATTAAATATAAATAATAATAAAACACAAGGAATATTAATATCAGGTAATCAAGGATTAGGGAAAACTACTATTATAAAACTAATTTTAGAAAATTTAAATTATATTGTTAAAATTATTAATCCTAATGATATTAAAGATCATAGAATATATGATGATTTTAATTATTATTATAATTTTATTAATTCTATATATTCTAAAATTAATTTTAATAATATTAATAATAAAAAAAAAATTGCTTTAATCTTTGATGAAACTGAAAATATTTCTTTAACCAGTGAAAAAAAATATATTATGAATATATATAAACATAATAATAAATTAAAAGCTTTCCCTTTAATTTTTATTTCTAATAATCAACATTCTAAATTATTAAATGATTTAAAAAAATATTGTGATGAAATAATTTTTAGTTCATTAACAAATAATGAGTTAAAACAATTAATTTTAAAAATTTTAGTTAATGAAAATATAGAAATAGAAAATAATAATATTATTGAAAAAATTATATTATTTTCTCAATATGATATTAGACGTTTAATTAATATATTAGAAGAATTAACATATCATATATGTAATAATTTAATCACTGAACAAACATTAGATGAATTTATTGAAAAATCTAGAGAAAAAAATATTGATATTGGATTATTTGAATCAACTATTAAATTATTAAATAATTATCTTGATTATGAAAATATATTAAAATTATATGAAACTGAAAAAGTTTTATTACCATTAATGGTACATGAAAATTATTTATATAAAGTTTTAAATAAAAATAAAAAAAATAAATCTATATTAAATATTGTTAATATTTCTGATTCTCTTTCTAGAGGTGATAATATTGAAACTAGTATTTATACTGATCAAAATTGGTATTTACAAAATATTCATGGCTTTTTCACTTGTTTAAATACTTCTTTTTGGATTAATAAAGCTAATAATGATAATATTAAAATTAATAATATTAAATTTAGTGCTGATCTTAATAAAACTTCACTTAAAAATATTAATAGAAAAAATATTAACAATTTATCTAAAATTATTAATAATAAATCTAATCTTGAAATACTTTTATTAAATAAAATTTGTAATCATTATATCAATTTTAATAATGAAAATAAAATTATTAATATTCTAAATAATTATAATAAAGATTTCACTATTAAAGAATTTGAATTATGTCTCAAAATTGATAAAACTACCAATTATAATGTTCTGGAATCTAAAGATAAAAAAAGAATTAATAAACAAATTAAAATTTAACTTTATCATATTTAAAAAATATAAATTTCATATTTATATTTTTCTAATATATTTTTATTTATGGATTGAGTGGGATTCGAACCCACGAAGCTATCGCATTAGATCTTAAGTCTAACCCCTTTGACCGCTCGGGAATCAATCCTTCAATGGTTCTACTGGGGCTTGAACCCAGGACCTTTACGTTATAAGCGTAACACTCTAACCAACTGAGCTATAGAACCATTAAATATATATATTAATTTATCTTTAAATCATTTTATATATAAATAAAAAAAAATTGAAATTATAAATTTATATTTATTAATATAATAAATATAAAATAAAAAATGGATTACGATAAAGAACACGTATTAACTATTAGTGAAAATATTGTATTATTACCTAATAATGTAAAATATGCAATGTTAAATCAACATAATGATTTATTAATGTATGTACATTGGGAAACAACACACTTACCTTATCCTAATGTTTTATTATTTGGTGGTAATGTAGTAGCTGAAAAAATTATATGTAATCTTTTAAAAGTATATAAACCTAATGCTGAATTATTATTAATTGGTGATAGTGATACTTTAATAAATGGTAGAACACCTAGTGCTGTTAGTATTTATAATTATACTACATGTATTAAAATAAATAATATATATATTAGATTAAAATTTGATCCTTATACATTTAGAATTCGAATTATAAATGAAAATGAAACTAATTTCCTAGCTAATAATGAATATGATAGTGAACATAATTTTAAAAAAGTTATTGATTTTAAAAATAATACTGATGTAACAGAAAATATTAATGAAATTATTAATATATTAAATCAAAATTATCAAATAGATAGTGTTTTAATTACGACAAGTATTAATAATTTATTAATATAAAAGTTAATATTATTTATAATATGTCTTTTATTACATTTTTGTAAAAAACAATACTACAAAATAGCTAATACTTGTTAATTGTAATTACCTTTTGTTAGTAATATTAAATTAATTTATCAGTTTTCAAATTTCTAAATAATTCATTCCATGTTTTACCACTCATTTCATTACCTGTTTTAAATATTGTATCTTTTAATGGTGCATTCATAACTTCATTTAAATCTTTAGGTTTTTTATTTTTAAAATAACTACCAAAAAAACATTCTTCCATAGAATGACCTGAACTAATACACATTGATAAACTTTTATTAATATCAACAGGTTGTATTGTGTTTTTATAATAAGTTTCAAAAGTAGTATTTATTGTATTATTATTAAATATTGAGTTAATACATAATTCAGCTAGATCAATCCTTGAAATTAAACCAGATTTTGTAAAATCTTGATTAATTTCAATTTGTTCAATATCTCTTTTTTCATCAAATGTTAATAATCCAGATCTTATAAATGTATATTTAGAAATTGTATTTGAATTAATATACATTTTTTTAACTAATATTTCACCTTCTTGTTTAGCTTTACAATGTTCACAATTTAAACCACATATTTTATCAATTTTATTAATATTATTATTACATGATATACATGATGCTGATATAACAATTAATCTTGGTATATTATATAATATACATAATGATGCAACATTTAATAATCCATTTATACATATTTCATTATAATCTTTATTTTTAGGATTCACGCAATAAATCACACCATATGAATTACTTATAATATTTATTAAACTATTTTTATTAGTAACATCTGCTTTTATATATTCTATATAATTATTATTAATATTATTAATTTTAATTGGATTACGTGATACAGATTTAACATTAATTTTTTTATATACTAAATTTTTAACACATTCACTACCTAAATAACCACTTCCACCTATAACAACAATAGATGGACTTTTATTATAATCTAATATATTTTTATTATTTAAAATAAATGGTGATATTGTTATTAAATTTTTACGTGTAATTAATTTATATGAATCTAAACTATAACAATTAAATATAATATAACAAAAAATAACAATTTTATAATACATAATTATTAAATAATAATTAAAATATCTTTAACTTTATTTTATTATTTAATAAATTACTTTATATAAACCTTTTTTTTTGTTAGTATATAGATATTATTAATTCAAAATCACTATATAGATATTTAATATTTTTTAAATAATTTTAATATAATATATATTAATGATAAGAAATAATAATTATATACAATATAGTGGTATTGGATTTAATAATGTTAAAGAATTATCTGATGAAGTTTTATTTTTAAAAACTAATAATACTAACACTAATAATAATATTGAAACAGAAGTAATTATACCGATTATTGAACATCCTATTAAATTAAGAGAAGAAAAACAAGATACACAACCAAAAAAAAATTATGATAATACAAAAACAATTTTTAATTTAAAAACAGAAAATAATAAAAAAATGAGTAATTTAAAAGTTGATAGTAATAAAAAATTAAGTAGTTTTAAAGAACAAAGTGAAAAAAAAATATGTGATCTTAAAAATGAATATGAAAAAAGAACTAGTGATCTTAAAAAAAGTTTTGGAAAAAAAGCAAGTGAAATTAAAACTGAAAGTGATAAAAATATAAAAGAAGTTAAAACTGAAAGTGATAAATATATAAGTGAATTAAAAATAAAAAATGATAGTGAAGTAAAAAACTTAAAAAGTGAAAATGAAAAACAAATTAATCAATTAAAAAATGAATATGAAAAATTATTAACAAATTATAATATTTTAAAAAATGAAACTAAAGTAGTTAACTTAATAGATGATAGTAAAGATATTGTAAGTCAATTAAAAAATGAATATAAAAAACTACTTACAAATTATTATAACTTAAAAAAAAATGAAACTAAACAAACTGATAGTAAACAACCAGAAATACAAACTGAAAGTAAACAACCAGAAAAACAAATATCAGAAAAACAAATATCAGAAAAACAAATATCAGAAAAACAAATATCAGTCAAACAAACTGAAAGTAAACAACCAGAAATACAAACTAATAAACAATTATCAAAAAAACAAACTGAAAGTAAACAACCAGAAAAACAAATATCAAACAAACAAACTGAAAGTAAACAATCAGAAAAACAAATATCAGATAAACAAACTGAAAGTAAACAACCAGAAATACAAACTAATAAACAATTATCAAAAAAACAAACTGAAAGTGAACAATCAGAAAAACAAATATCAGAAAAACAATCTGAAAGTAAACAACCAGAAATACAAACTAATAAACAATTATCAAAAAAACAACCAGAAAAACAAATATCAGAAAAACAATCTGAAAGTAAACAAATATTAGAAAAACAAAGTAAAACAGAAAATAATATAATAGATTTAAAAATGCATAATAAAGTGGAAGAAACAGATAGATGTAAAAATGATAATGAGATAATTAGTTTAAAAAATGAAAATGAAAAATTATTAATAAAATATAATAATTTAAAAAATGAAAATAGGGAATTAATAAAAAATTGTGAGGATTATAAAGTAACAAATGATAAATTAATAATTATATTAAAGAAACTGAAAATAAAAATAACAAATAAGATAGAAAATAATAAAACTAATCATAATAATTATATAATATATATATTAAATCAAATAAATGATAAATTATGTATTAATAATATAAAGTTAAATTTAAAAGTGGTAATTTTTTTAATAGAAAACTATATAAATAATATAGATATAACAAATATATATAATTTATTTATAAAAAAAATAAAATTAATAAATTATAAAAATTTAGATAATGAAATAATATGTTTAATAAATTCTATAAGTTATATATTAAAAAAAATAAATATTATAGATAATAATATAGAAATAAATAATATAGATATTTATAATTATAATATATTATTTGGATTTCATAATAAAAAATGAAATAAAAAGATATTAATAATATAATATTATGATATTACAAAAAAATGAGTAAAGAAGAGTTTAAACAATATGGTGGTAATACTCCAGAGTTATCATTAAATGGTTTTAAAAGTTTTGGTCGTGTAGTAGATGTATATGATGGAGATACATTAAAAATAATATTACCTATTTTTAATTCATATTTTAAATTTACAGTTAGATTATCAGGTATTGATACTTGTGAAATTAAATCAAAAAATATAGAATTAAAAAATTATGCATTAAAAGCACGTAATAGAGTATTTAATTTGATTACAGATATTGAATTAAATGAAACTTCAACTAAAGATGATATTAAAAAAATTTTAGATTCTGATGTTTATATAGTTTGGATAGAATGTTTAGATGATGATAAATATGGTAGAATATTAGCTAATATTTATAAAGAAAAAGAAACTAAAAGTTTTTCTAATATTTTATTAGAAGAAAAATTAGCTTATAATTATGAAGGTAAAACAAAATTATCAGATAGTGAATTACAAAAATATTTTTTATATTAATATAAAAATTGAAAAAAAAAGATTTAATATTATGATATAATAATATAATAAAAATGTCTGATATTAATAATTCTAAGGAGTTTAATGATTTGGGAAATTATTATGAAAGTATAAATGATTATAAAAATATGTTAAAATATTATTTATTAGCAGCAGAAATGAATAATGTTGAAGCGTTATTTAATTTAGGTTATTATTATAATAATATAAAAGATTATACAAATATGAAAAAATATTATATAATGGCGATTGAAAATAATCATACAGATGCAATGAATAATTTAGGATATTATTATGGATCAATAAATGATATAATAAACATGAAAAAATATTATATAATGGCAATTAAAATGAATAATACACGTGCAATGAATAATTTAGCATATTATTATGAAACAATAAATGATATATATAATATGAAAAAATATTATATAATGGCAATGTTAGAACATGACGATTTAGCAACATGTAATTTTTGTGATTATTTTTATAATATAAAAGATTATAAAAGTTTAGAGAGGAGTTATTTATTAGTAAAAAAGAGGGGTTTAAGAATAACTCATATATATGATTATTATTTTGATTTAATAAAAAAAAAATAAAATTATATATGATATTATATAATATTATATAATATGATAGAAAAAATTAAAAAAAAAGTGAATAAATATAATAAACTAATAAAAAAAATAAATTTAGTAAAGGTGAATTTAATATTAAATAATAATATATTAATAAATAAATTTATAAAATTAGAAAATATATTAATAATAGCATCAAATACAATAATAATAAATTATTGTTTAGAATATTACAAAAATGTAATAATATATTTAATAGTATATAATAATATAAATATAAGTGAATTTATGATATTAAAAAAAAAATATCCAGAAACGAAGATATATTTTGTAGGTAATAATATAGATATAACATTTTATAAAACAATAAATTTAATATGTAATAATATAAAATTTAACACAATAATAATAGATAATGATTTATCAATTAATAAATATCATAATGAATTTTTAATAATATGTGGATTTTTATTAAGTAATAATTTATTAATAGAAAATGGAACATATATACAATATATGATATGTCCAAATAATAATAATATATTATTATTAAAGTTATTAAATATATTATATGATTCATTTGAAAATCATAAAATAGATAAATCAATAATATATGATTTTAATAGATATAGAAAGTCATTTTTTATATTTTCAAGTTATATAAAAAAAAATATTATATATTATGATATATTTATAAGAATATTAGAAAGTTATTACAATGAAGAAATTCTTAATAATAATTTAGATAATATAAAATATGAATTATCAAATAAATTACTATTAAGTATTTTAAATAAATGGAATAGAATAATATTAATTTATAAGAAATATTTAAAAAATATTCAGTTAAAACAATATGGAGGGGAGTTTTCATATCATAGAATAAAATATGGAAATGAACCTGAATTAAAAAAAGTTCCTATATATATAAATGATATATCTAAAACAGATGTATATAATGAAGAATTATTAGAATGGCAGCCCCGATGTCATTGGGGACAGAAAAAGTTATTATTATCTGAAATACAGTTTTTTACAAGAATATCAAAAACTTTAAATATTACAAATTTTAAAGATTATGCGGTAGTGTATATAGGTTCAGCAGGTGGTCATCATTTACCAATTTTATATAATATGTTTCCTGAATTAATATGGTTATTATATGATCCGGCACCATTTTCAAAAGATGTTTATAAACATCCATTAAAAGACTCTGCTGTTTATGTTTATAATATGTTTTTTACAGATGAGACTATAAAACATGTAAAAGCAAATAGTCAAAATAGGAAAATATTATTTATATCTGACATACGTGTAGAGGCTAAAGAAATTACAATAATAAAAGATATGGGTGATCAAGCATATTGGGGGATGGAATTAAATTCTGAATTTATGCTTTTAAAATTTAGATTACCATATGATGACTTAGATAAAGTACCAATAAATAATAATCAATTTAGATTTGATAATAAAAAGTTAATAAATCCATTATTTAAAACAGAAAAAAAAGATAATATGATATATTTAAAAGGTGATATTTATTTACAAATATTTCCACCACCTTATAGTGGAGAATTAAGATTATTTATAGAACAAAAAAATAATAAATATGAACTAGATGAATATAATTATATAGATATACAAAATAAAATATTTAAATATAATAGTCAATACAGAATAGATTTTATATGTAATAATAAAATTTGTAAAGAAATACCAATAAAATATTTAAATTTAATACCGGGATATGATACAAGTATAGAATGTTTAATGGAATACATAGTATTAAAAGATTACTATAATTATTTTTTTAATATTAATAATAATATTAAAATAATAAATAAAATATATGATATGAATTTTTATTTAGAGAAATTAACAAATAGGAAATTTTATAATTGTAAATTAGATACAACAATTAAATATTATTATAGATTTAAAAAAAATAATAATATAAATGCATATAATAAATTAGAAATATGGAAAGATATAATAAAAGTGAAAATTAATTTAAATATTCAAGCACAATTAGAATATATAAAAATATATGGAAAAGAAATATTAGGAAATGATAAATTTAATGATTCAATTAATTATTTAAATAAATTTTATAATTCAAAATTATTATATTATAAATTATAATGAAAATAAGAATTATAGTAATAGTGTCTATAATATGTGGTTTGGTATATGTATTATATAAATTAACGCACTATAATAATATATCAGAGAAAGAATATAAAACTTAAATATTATATAAAAAATAATTATATTATATAAATAATGTTAAGTGATAATTATAGTGATAATATAATAGAAGATTTTATAGAAAAATTTATAGTTAAATATAAAAATAGTGTAATAAGTAATATATATAGTAAATTAGAAGATGAGGTATATATAATATTAACTTTAGAAGATCAAGATAAAATAAGTAATTATATAAATTATAATGATATAAATATAATAAAAAAAACATATAGAGAATTTAATTTATTAATTCAAAAAATATATAATTTATTATTACCTAAATTTAAAGAGAATAATATAAATATAATAGAAACAAATTATTATATAGAGTCCTCATCATCAGAAGAATTTAATGAAGATATAAATTTAAATATTAAAATAAATGATATATAAAAATTGAAATAAATATTATAAAGTAATTTTAATAATATAATAATATAAAAATGGAAATAAATATAAGATCTTTATATTACGATATAATAAATATAAATGAAAGAGTAATATTTAATACTAATTTATTAAATACATTTACAAATAAAGAAATTGTAAAAAATACAATAAAAAAAATATACTTATTTAAATCCGGATAATATAGATAAACCATTAAAATTTGAAGTAATAATAATAGAAAACAAAACATTAAAAAGAATTTCAGAAGAAATAGAAGTAAAATTATCAAATAATACTGAAAATATATTTGATAATTTTAAAAAGATACTAATAAATAGTGTTTTAATTTTTTTTTAATATATAAAAATAATTATAAATTATATTTATAATGATAATATTAGTATATATAATTTTTATAGTTATATTTATATATGCATTATTAAAAGAACGAGAAGAATTAGGATGTTATAGAGTTTCCATAGAAAAACAATGTGATGATAATAAAAGTGTATATGTAATAAATACAAAAGCAACAGAAACTGATAATAAAGAAGAATTATATAATAAATTAGAAAGTATATTATCGTATCATGAAAAGGCAGGTGTTTGGCGTAGATGTTATATATTATCAACTATATTATTATTTATATTATATATAATAAAAAATACATGTAATAAAGATGTAATATATTATTGGATAAATTTATTATTATTATATTTTACTGTATTATATTTTTTCTTTAATTATATAAATTATCATCATTTTAGAAATTTAAAAAATAATGGATTAGAAATAATAAAAAAACTGAAAATAATATATAAAGAATAAAATAAAAATTGAATTATTAAGATTAAATATATATATAAATATAATAAAAAAAATGGAAATAGAAATTGGGAAAATAAATATAGATAATGTATTTGATTTTATAAGTGAATTAAGTTCACATACAAATGAGGATATAATAAAATCAATAATAATATATGCATTAAAAAACAATAGAAATAATATAATATATCAAATTGGATTATATTATAGAAGTATAAATGATATAACGAAAATGATAAAATATTTTTTATTAGCAATAAATAAAAATAATAGTGATGCTATGTTTGCATTAGGAATTTATTATGAACAAATAAATGATATAGAAAACATGAAAAAATATTATTTAATGGCAATAGAAAATAAAAATATAGAGGCTATGAATACATTAGGAATATATTATGATAATATAAATGATAAAAATAATATGATAAAATATTATATGATGGCAATAGAAATGGGTAGTAGTTCAGCAATGTATAATTTAGGTCATTATTATCAAGATGTAAAAGATTATGAAAATATGAAAAAATATTATATAATGGCAGTAGAAAATAAAGATGTGGATGCAATGTATGAATTAGGTTTATATTATCAAAATATAAATGATTACAAGAATATGAAGAAATATTATATAATGGCATTAGAAAATAATAATAATAAAGTGTTATTATTATTAGGACAATATTATAGTAATATTAATGATATAAATAATATGAAAAAATATTATTTATTAGCAATTGAATATAAAATATCTGATGCAATGTATTATTTAGGATTATATTATGAAAAAATTAATGATATTATAAATATGAAAAAATATTATTTAATGGCTGTTAAAGAAGATAATTCATATGCAATGCATACATTAGGAATTTATTATGGTAAAATAAATGATATTAAAAATATGAAGAAATATTATTTAATGGCAATAAAACATAATAATTCAAATGCAATGAATAATATGGCTGTATATTATCAATCAATAAATGATATTAAAAATATGGAAAAATATTATATAATGGCAATTGAAAATAATAATGATATAGCAATGTATAATTATGGTGAATATTTTCATAAATTAAAGGATTATGAAAATATGAAAAAATATTATTTAATGGCAATAAATAATAATAATAGTAATGCAATGTTTAAGTTAGGTTTATATTATCAATTAAGTAAAAATGTAGAAAACATGAAAAAATATTATTTAATGGCAAGAGAATATAAAAATTCAGATGCAATGTATGGATTAAGTATATATTATACACAACAAAATGATATTAATAATATGTTAAAATATGCATTAGAAGCTGTAGAATATGATAATAATGCTGCAATGAATAGTTTAGGTTCATATTATCAATCAATAAATGATATAGAAAATATGAAAAAATATTATATAATGGCTATTAAAAAAAATAATGTAAATGCAATGAATAATTTAGGTTTTTATTATTTATCAATAAATGATATAGATAATATGAAAAAATATTATTTAATGGCGATTGATAATAATAGTGCACCCGCAATGTTTGTATTAGGTAAATATTATAGTAATATAAATGATATAGAAAATATGATAAAATATTATAAAATGGCAATAAAAAATAATAATGTATATGCAATGTATAATTTAGGTAATTATTATGAAAATATAAATAATAATATGAAAGCAAAAAAATATTATTTAAAGATCATAAAATATGTAGAAAATTATGAAAATTTAGAAAATTTTTTAAATTTAACAAAAATAATTAATTATATTACAAATTTTTTAAATATTAAAGAAAATAAAATTAATAAATTATTAGAAAATTGTGATTTTAATATAAAAGAAGAAATTAATGAATGTATAATATGTTTTGAAATTAATAAACAACAAGTTAAATTTAAAAACTGTAATCATACAGTTTGTATTGATTGTTCTAAAAAAATAAAAACATGTTATTATAATTGTGATAAATAATTAAAAATAAATTAATTAATGTTTGAAGATATAATATATACATTACATATAATGTTAAATATAATTACAATTTTTTATATTTATAAAGAATTTAAAAAAAGATATAATAATAATATAACAATAAAAAATAGATTAAATTATAATATTAATAAAAAATGGAAATCAGCTTTTCTATAATAAATTAGTTTCAATATAATAAAAAAATTAGTTTCAATATAATAAAAAAATTAGTTTCAATATAATAAATTAGTTTTAATATAATAAATAAATTAGTTTCAATATAATAAAAAAATTAGTTTCAATATAATAAATTAGTTTTAATATATTAAATTAGTTTTAATATAATAAATAAATTAGTTTCAATATAATAAATTAGTTTTAATATAATAAATAAATTAGTTTCAATATAATAAATTAGTTTTAATATAATAAATTAGTTTTAATATAATAAATAAATTAGTTTCAATATAATAAATTAGTTTTAATATAATAAATAAATTAGTTTCAATATAATAAATTACTTTTAATATAATAAAAAAATTAGTTTCAATATAATAAATTAGTTTCAATATATTAAATTAGTTTTAATATAATAAATAAATTAGTTTCAATATAATAAATAAATTAGTTTCAATATAATAAAAAAATTAGTTTCAATATAATAAATTAGTTTTAATATAATAAATAAATTAGTTTCAATATAATAAATTAGTTTTAATATAATAAATAAATTAGTTTCAATATAATAAATTAGTTTTAATATAATA